GGTTGGCTGAAATAGTTAAAAATTATATACATGAATATCACCCGGACCCTACCAAAATAATGTATACTACCCCAGAAGAAGTACCACAATGGTTAGAAGAATCACCGTTTGATCTTAAACAAGCTCCTTGTTTTCATTTGGGTACAGATTATGGTCGCCAACAAGTTCAAAATATATTTGAATATTTTGATAAAATGGGGATTAAACAATTATATAATACTGAAGTTATAGATATTGATTTTGAAAATAAAAAAGTATTTTTTGATCCTAAAAATATAATGAAACAAACTAACCCTTTCGGTTATGAGTTAGGAATTGATTGGATTGAATATGATAAAGTAGTATTAGCAGGAGGTAAATCAGGTGTTGATTTTTTAGATAAATTAATCAAAAAGTATAATTTAAAAACATCTCCCCGCGCTGCACAATTAGGAATAAGATATGAAACAGATGGTAAATATTTTGATGAATTAACTAAATTTGCTTATGATTTTAAATTATACAAAAAATGGAACAATATCTCAGGGCGTAGTTTTTGTGTAAATAATTATGCTGCTTTTGTAGCACCTGAACAAACATATGGCTTCGTTACAGCTAATGGTCACGCTTATAAAGATCCAAATAAATATAATGGATTAACTAATTTTGGAATAATGCTTGAAATCAAAGATGAAATAGAAGATCCATTTAAATTTAAACAAGACTTAGTTAAATTTTTTAATAAAGAAGGAAAAATGTCTTCTTATTCTCCTGTAAATAGGAAATCTTCAAAAACAGATGAAGGAGAAGAAATGCCTTGTTTTCCTATCACTTTAGAAAAATTTAAAGAAGGATACGGAAAATATGCTAATTATATTTTAGAATTTATAGATGATTTAAATAAAACTTTTAACATAAATGACAATTATATAATATATTTACCTGAGGTAAAATACATATCTAATACTCTTTTATTTAATCACCATGACTTCTCATTAATAGACCATCCCGATGTTCATATCCAGGGAGATAACGGAATGAGTAGAGGTATATGGATTGCATCAATATCTGGGTTATATGTTGCTGAAAGTATGCTAAAATAATTTTAACTGGGTGTTGTTTTGATGGGAAGTCATATATTTATGTGTATGACACATATATATTTTCTTTCAAAAAACGATATTCCATTTTATATAGGAAAAACTAAAAATGTAACTCGTCGTAAACATCACCATTATAATACTTATGGTACTGATATTAAATTAGAAATTATAGATATATGTACGGATGATAAAAAAATATGGAAATTTTGGGAAACTTACTGGATACAACAATTTAAAGCTTGGGAATTTAAACTTTTAAATAAAAATACAGGAGGGGGTGGTCCTACTACATACACAGAAGAATCTAAAAAGAAAATGCGTAAACCCCGTAAAGAAGGTACTGGTGAAAAGATAAGCAAAACATTAAGAGCTAATAACCATTCTCAATATTATACAAAAGAAATACGTCAACATTTGTCTAATAAATTAAAAGGAAAACCAAAACCTTTTACAGAAGAACATATTAAAAATATATCTAAAGCTAATTTAGAATCTAAAGGTAAAACAGTAGAATGTTATGATTTAAATAATATTTTTATTAAAGAATTTCCTTGCTTAAGAGAAGCTAAGTTGTGGCTTTTAAAAACAAATTCTAAAATATCAACAAATGTAGATAAACAAATAAAAGATTGTTGTTTAGGTCGCCAAAAAACATGCCATAAATTTAAATGGAAATACAAATAATAATATTTATCTCTATAACCTAAACCCCTGCTATTATGGAAGAATATGATGAATACCCAGACTTTATCGAAAGTTTTTAATCTTGTTTTGTTCTATAATATTTATAGATAAACATTACATAATACATGGAAAAATTAATTAAAGTAATTAGAGAATTAGTAATTGAAGAAATGAATAATGTCTCTGAAATGGCTAGACCTGGTCAAGTATACAAAGTTGGAGATAAAAGTAAATTCGAAATATTTAAAGATTTAAATTCTAGTGTTGATGCCAAGTACAAATGGGTAAAAGACATGATGGATATTGTAGAAAAAGCAGGCGATAAAGGTGTTTCATTAGAAAACCTATTAGATACTTTAGCTAGACAATACAAACACAATAAAACATCTCAAGAAGCAAACGTATTTCTTAGTCCATTCCTTAAAGATGGATTAGTAGCAGTTGCTGGAACTACATTTGCTCCTAAAGAAAAACCTGAACCAGGTGGAGCTAAAGGAAGACCTGCAAGTGAAAAAACTTTAATTGCTAAAGCAGTTGATCAAAAATTACAAGCAGATAATAACTACCAAGCAAACGAAGATGAATTAGCAGCTTTAGGAGATGAATTCATTGAAAAACTTAGAGCACGTGTTAAAGGAACATTGAAACGTGGTCGTCCTTCAAACCCCGCTAAAGCTAAAGATGGTATGATGAAAGATTTAAAAGGTTTAATGAGTATGGATACTGATTTTGATGGTGAAATTGATGATTTAGATGATGATTTTGAAGATGAAGATTTCTTACAAGAAAATACACTAAATGAATCATTTACTCGAATGCAAAAAATAGCAGGTATAATAAAATAAAATTAAAGAAAGGCTTGGATTACCAAGCCTTCTTTCTTATATTTACCAAAAATAAAAGTTATATGAGTATAGATCCAACCCTCCAAATTAAACGAGTTAAATCACCTGATGGTATTATTCGTTACATTAAAGACAAAAAATTACACAACCCTGATGGTCCAGCAGTAATATATCCTGATGGTAAAGAAGAGTATTATTTAAATGGTATTTTGTATACTCAAGATGCCCATAAAAAAGCAAAAAAAGATACTACGGGTCTTCCATTTTATAAAACATCAAGTGGAAAAATGAGGCATTAACTTTTAAGGGTAGCCCATATTTATAATAAAACAACATTATGAAAAAATGTGCTAAATGTAAAAATGAATATCCATTAGAAAATTTTCCTAAAGATAAAACTCATAAGTGTGGTCATAGATCTTATTGCTTTACATGTAATCGAAAAAAAATAAATGAAGTAGCATTTAAAAGAAAACTAAAAAGACATCAATATAATAAAGAAAATAAAAATTTAGTTAAAGAATACAACCAAGATTATTATGCTAAAAACAAAAAAATGTTCCAAAACAATTATAAAAAATATTTACAAACTAACCCCCAATTTAAAATTATACATAACACTAGGATTAGAATAAATAAAGCATTAAAAAATAATTCAAAAAATTCTTCAACCATAAATTTATTAGGATGTACTTTAGATTTTTACAAACAATACTTAGAACAACAATTCAAACCAGATATGTCTTGGGAAAATTATGGGAAATTATGGGATATAGATCACATAAAATCATGTGCATCATTTGATTTATCTTTAGAAGAAGAACAAAAAAGATGTTTTCATTATACTAATACTCAACCTTTATATAAATTAGATAATCAAAGAAAAAATAAATATTAAATTAAAATTATGAAAATAGGTTTCTGTGGTACAGTAAGTGTAGGAAAAACTACATTAGTAAACTCATTAAAAGAATTACATGAATTTAAACACTATAATTTTGCTACAGAACGTAGTAAATATTTACGTGATTTAGGAATACCTTTAAATACAGATAGTACATTAAAAGGGCAAACGATATTCCTAGCAGAAAGATGTAGTGAATTAATTCATACAAACATTATAACTGATAGAACTATAATTGATGTGATGGCATTTACACTTAATGCTCAATCAATTAGTACAATTGATAAACACGAATTTGAACAATATGCTTCTCGCTTTATTGAGGAGTATGATTGGATATTTTATGTTAGTCCTGCAGGAGTAGAAATAGAAGATAATAATGTACGTACTACTGATGCTATTTACCGTACTCAAATAGACCAAACAATCAAACATCTATATTCAGAACATTTATGGAGAATTAAAAACTTCGGTATTATTGCTGGTTCTAACGAAGATAGACTGAAACAAATAAAATCTTATCTAAATATATAATATTTATAATCAAAACTTATTTAAATGAAACGTCAAGACTTATACAATTACATTAAAACTGAAATTATAAATGAATTATCTGAAGTAGACCCAGACAAAACAAGAGGTACTGCAGTAATGTCAAAAGCAACAAACCCAGCAGATATTAAAAAAATAACTGACTCAGGAGTAGATGTTGAATTAAAAGAAGATGGATTAAATGAAATGGGTCGTAAAGGAAAAGGATATAAACCGGGTGCTAATTTATCAAAAGCAAAACAAGTATACACTACTAGTAAATTAGCTCAAATATTAGAATTAATAGAAAATGCTGGTGAAGATGGTATTACTGCAAAGGAAATCCAAGCCGCTACGGGCATTAAAAATTTACCTCAACTTTATCCATTATTAGGACAATTAGCAGCTATTGGTGCTATCATTGATCCTAAAGCTACCGCAGGTGTTTCTGAACCTGAAACTGAAGAACCAGAAACTACAAAACCTGAAATGGCTGATAAAGATGAAGATGAAGTTGAAATTGAAAAAGACGAATATGAACAACCAGAAGAGGAAGAAGATGTTGAAATCGAAGTAGAACCATCTGCTGCTGATCTTAAAGCTGCTGAAAAAATTGCTGGTGTTCCTTCAGGTAAAGAAGCAGAAATCAATACTGTAGTATCAAAAATCAAAACTATAGCTGGTAAAATAGAAAACTTAAAAGGTAGTGAATACGATGCTAAATTAAAAGCTTTAAAACAATTTGTTGCAAACAACAAAGGTTTACTTAAAGGTGTTGATTTAAATAGCATCACTAACGGATTAATTTCTTAATGAAGTGGTTAAAAAATAATTTCCTCTTTATTGTAATTATCGTATTAGTTATTATAATTTTATTACAAAAATGTGGGGGTAAAAACATAGACACCCCCACTATTATTACTAAAATAGATACTACATACGTTACTGTCAATAAAGAAATTCCAACATATGTTCCTAAGTGGAAAACTAGAGTAGAACATGATTTTATTCATGATACTATTACTAAAATAGACACAGCATATGTTTTGGGAGATTATTATTCAACTTATGTTTACCAAGATTCATTAATAACTGATACTTTAAAACTTCATATTAATGATTCTATTTCAAAAAATAAAATTAAATCAAGAAGTATAAAATACCAATTAACATACCCTGTAATAACTGTTACTAATACTATTATAGAAAAAAAACACGAACTGTATTATGGATTAAGTTTAGCAGGTGGTAAAGAAGGTTTAAATAGTTTTGGTCCCGAATTACTATTAAGAACCAAAAACAAATCAGCTTATGGTTTAGGAGTTGGAATAAGTGGAAACTTCCAACCCGTAATAAGCTTTAAAATGTATTGGAAAATAGGAAAAAAATAAATGTCTCAAGATCTCAAACAAATAATAAGAGAAGAATACATCAAGTGTGCTCAAGACCCAGCACATTTTATGAAAAAATATTGCCACATTCAACATCCAACTCGTGGTAGAATTATCTTTAATTTATATCCATTTCAAGGTAAAGTATTAAATTTATGGAGAGACAATCCATATTCTATTGTACTTAAATCACGCCAATTAGGTATATCAACTTTAGCAGCAGGTTATTCTTTATGGTTAATGTTATTTCATAAAGACAAAAACGTGTTATGTATAGCAACCAAAGTAGATACAGCTAAAAACATGGTTACTAAGGTAAGATTTATGTACGATAATCTTCCTTCATGGCTTAAAGGATCCAAACCATTAGAAGACAATAAATTATCTTTTAAATTACCAAATGGCTCTCAAATCAAAGCAGTATCAGCAGCTGGTGACTCAGGTCGATCAGAAGCCGTTTCTTTACTAGTAATAGATGAGGCTGCATTTATTGAGAACATAGGTGAAATATGGGCATCAGCTCAACAAACCTTAGCTACTGGTGGTGGTGCGATTGTATTATCTACACCTTATGGTACTGGTAATTGGTTTCATCAAACATGGGTAAGAGCAGAAGCTCAAGAAAATGATTTTCTTCCAATTAAATTACCTTGGTATGTTCATCCTGAAAGAGATGAAGCCTGGAGAAAAAAGCAAGACGATTTATTACAAGACCCTAGATTAGCAGCTCAAGAATGTGATTGCGACTTTAGTACATCTGGAGATGTAGTTTACTACCCAGAACACCTAGAATACTATTCAACTACTCATGTGGTAGAACCTATGGAAAGAAGAGGGGTAGATAAAAATTTATGGATTTGGGAATCACCTGACTATACTAGAAATTATATGGTTGTGGCTGATGTGGCTAGAGGAGATGGAAAAGATTACTCAACATTCCATGTATTTGATTTAGAAACAAACGCTCAAGTAGCCGAATATAAAAGTCAATTACCTCCAAAAGAATTTGGTTATTTACTTTGTGGTATAGCTACTGAATACAATGAAGCATTACTTGTAGTTGAAAATGCAAATATAGGCTGGTCAACAATAGATGCTATACTAGAAAGAGGATATAGAAACCTTTATTATTCACCTAAAAGTGATAATATAACTTCTGATTCGTACCTTAGTAAATATGATGATATATCAAAAATGACCCCTGGTTTTACTATGTCACTAAGAACTCGTCCATTAGTAGTAAATAAAGGAAGAGAATATTTTGGAGATCATAGTGTTATTATTCGCTCAAAACGTTTAATTGAAGAAATGAAAGTATTTGTTTGGAAAAACGGTAGAGCAGAAGCACAATCAGGATATAATGATGATTTAGTTATGTCATTTAGTATTGGAATGTATGTTAGAGATACAGCATTAAAATACAGACAACAAGGAATAGAATTAACAAAAGCAACTTTAAACAATATACAAAAACCATCTCAATATCAAGGAGCTTATTTTGCATCAGGAACGGATAATCCGTACTCAATGAAAACACCTGATGGAAATGAAGATATTAGTTGGTTATTATAAAATAAAATAAAATGGCAGATACAAGTATATTTACTCGATTAAAACGATTATTCTCAACGGATGTTATAATTCGTAATGAAGGTGGAAACCAACTTAGAGTTATGGACACTGACTCTATTCAAAGAAGTGGTGAATATCAAACCAATTCCGTAGCTGA